GCCAGCAACTCGGCGCCAAGGATGTCGAGATCGCACGGCTGAAGACTGTCCCTATGAAGTATCGCCGAATGGCTTTCAATGCACAGTTGCAGGACGAGAACGCCAAACTGAGTCAGCAACTCGATGCAACACAGGCCAAGGTTGATTTTGCAGCAGTTGCAGCAGAAAAGGTCATTCAGCTTGATTACGCTGGCTCGGTATGGATGCTAGATCTTCCAAAGATCATGCAAAATCTTATAGAGAAACTGAAAGAGAACTGTAATGAGCAAATTGCCAATCACTGACCCAGACTCTCTGTACGATGAAATCGAATCCCTGCGCCAGCAACTCGCCGCCAGCCAGAAGCGCGAAGCCGCTGCCCTCGCCGCATGCAAGCTGAAGGACGAGTCTCTTGAAGCTGCCCATAACGGATTGCGTTGGTGGATGGACGCGTTCCCGCTTCACGTAACTGAAGCCGATAACGAGGAAATGCTGAAGATCGTAAAAGCACTCGCCATCCAGCCCGACGACGCTGCGCTCAAGGCGTGGCTAGGGGAGCCACACTCGTATCTATACAAGTTCAATTCAGAATTTGGTGATGGTACTTTCTGGAGCCACAGGCCAACGCACAACGGGGCAGACGCGCTTGAAACTATTCCACTATACAAACCGAAGGAACTGAAATGAATGTCCTATATGTGAATAGCCTAGAGGCTAACAATAAAGAACTTGCACGACAACTTGCATCAGCAAACGTCCTTATTGCCGAACAAAATAAGTTGGCTAAAGAGCGCCAAGAATGGGCCTTGCTCACTAACGAAGTAATTAGGAGTCTAAACCAGCAACTCCAAGAAGTACGCAACGCCATTGGATCACCCGAGTACATGGACCCACCAGACGGCGGAAGCGTGACCATTGCCGGGCATGTTAGCCGCATGAGGGAAGATCGCGACCAACTGCGCCAGCAACTTGAAAAGATTCAAGAACATTGTCGTGACTATGCAGCGCAGGCTGAAACGGACGCGGGAATAATAAAAGCTGACGGTAAGGAAATTCACTTTCTGCGCCAGCAATTCGCCTTCGCAACGCAAGAACGAAATGGCTATAGGGAAGCTCAAGACCTCGCTTGCGAGGAACGAGATGAACTGCGCCAGCAGGTGACGCTGCTGCTGGAACTAGCAAACAAGTGCCACATTGAACTGGTTGTTCAGATTCACGAATTAGCAGACCACATTGAACGCGCAAGAGGTTGTATCACTGACCAAGACATGCTGAATCAAATCAACGGACAGCGCGATTACGCATTGAAAGTGTCAGACAACTGGAACCAAAACGGTAACCCGTTTGAATCACTCTCTGCCACGAATGAGAATTAAAATGAGCGAAGACCTTGTTAGTCGACTGCGTGAGTGGAACCGCCATACAGTGGGAAAATGCCAGAGGACATTGATCAAAAATTAGATCGTATACTAGCTGGTCAGGCTAGATTGTTTTGGCTTATAACACAAACTCCTGGTGTAGCTTGTTACGCTAGTGATGTTCTTTGGTTCTGTCAAAATGAAGTTAATTTTGGTAATCAAAGGGAGTCAACAGCTCTTATAACAGTTAATGGCTATCGCAAAGGTGATACGCCAATTGAAACTTTAATTCTTAAATGAGTTTATAATGAAATCCTATTTTCTTGGTTTAAATGTTCTTCAAGTTGGTATGAATAAGCCGCATATCCGTATTAGAGCTGATTTCTCAGATGGTAAGCACTATCATGTTAAGGTGCCAGCAAGCTGCTCTCAAAAAGAAGTTGCTGAAGCATTGCATGAATTGGCTATAAAGATAGATGACACTTTGAAAGGAAAATGATGAGAACACTAGCAAAGCAACAAGAGGATTACATAAAGTATCGGGGTAGGTGCAAGCAACTTGCTGAAGACCTTGTATCAGTAGATCCTACCCTAAAGCTTGTAAGGGGCTATTATTACTGTTATTCTTTTGGTAAACAAGCACATTGGTGGTGCGAGAAGTCTGATGGTACCATTGTTGATCCTTCAGCAAGACAATTCCCTAGTAATGGTCATGGGCACTATGAACCATTTGATGGCTTTTGTGAATGCGCTGAGTGTGGAAGAAGAATAAAAGAGGAAGAGGCGGATATTGAAGGTCGTTATGCCTTTTGTTCTACTAGATGCCATATGCAGTTTGTTGGCCTTTAAGGGGCAGTTATGAGCAATAATGTAGATACGTTTGTACTAGGTATGATTACTGGTTCTATTGTAACCTGTATTACTCTACTACTTATGAAATGGTTTAACCTTTAACTTTATTAGTGAGGATGAAATGAAACACAATTGTAAAGAATGTTTTAATTACAATAATTTTACTAGCTTAGGTATTGAGACTTGTGATGAAAAACCACTTCTGATTCTCAATTCAAGCTTTCCATTTATCAAAACCAATTGCATTAAATTTAAGGAGATCACCTTTGGCAAAGAGCCATCAAGTGTACACTTGCCCCAACGCTGCTCAGTATTCACCAATAGTACGGCAACAGGTGCAATCTGTTCAAGACTTGTATCCTAAATACAATCCTGTTACTAGATCTAAAACATTTCCTAAGGCATATAATAAATGGTCTTATAACTTAGTGCTAGACCCTTGGTATCATTTCCCTACTTCCAGCTTGATAGCATTTGTAGATGAGAGAGGGAATGGTCCAAGGTGGACTAGTATCTTTGAATTTAAATCCTTTGTTATGGAATGGCAAAGTGGGTGGCCATTAACTAAGCTTGCTGCTAGGTATGGTATTAGTCTAGATGCAGTTAGGGCCTTATTTGATAACTTAAACAAGGGTAAGATAGTATCACCTTTAGCCCACTTTGCTGAAAGGCTTTTAAATAATAGTCCAATCATAAGACCAGATGTATTTATACCAAACCCATTTTCACCAGATGAATTAGGCTATATTAAAGGTAGCTATGCATTCTATAGGATACCTGATGGTTATGTAAAAGATACAGATATACCACTCTATTTTTGTCCTCAGTTTACTGAAGGTACTAAGCTGATAAATGGTCAAGTACTTCTTTGGCTATTCAGTGAAGAGATAGAGCTTATGTACCATGCATACAAAACATCAATTAAACATAATGAGCTATGGGATAATATAGTCTATGATAACGGCTTTACAGCAGGATACAAATATACACAAATCAAAACATTAGATCAATATCGTTATGCTATTTTGGATGGGTTAAGGATTGGGCCTACTGTGGATTATGATAACGATATCGATGACTACTCTGAAGTAAAGCAGAGTGTTAATGCGTTAGCTCATACTCCACTAGTAGTACCATGGGACTCTGATATTCCTGGTGATAACTCTAATATTCGTAACTCTTGTGTAAGACTGTATAATGGTATCTGGGTAGAAGACTACATCAAGAGAACTATGTGGGATCAATGCACAGAGCACTCACTAGTACTATTCAGTAATGCTCTACATGATAGGGCTAAGAAACATATTAACATTCGTAATGGTACCATGTCTTCAGGACACTCTCCACATCTCTGTAGGCGAGACTACCTTACATCACCGCTTAATCTAACACAAGCTATAGCTAGTATAAAGGGTATACCAAGTAATAATACACATAATACAATACCACCAATCTTTAACTACATTATACGATTTAATCTAAAGACTAATAAAATTGTACCATTTACTGATGATTACTGTGTAGTTTTAGAAGAAGAAAGAATGATAGAAGTAAAAGGTATGTGGTTAAAGTTTACAGAATCTCAATGGATCGCATTAAGTAAAGCATTAATGTTAGCACAATTACTACAGGTATAACCATCAAAAACGGGGGTCTCATTCCCTAATAATAGGAGGGAGAAGTCTCTAGGTTTACCCCTATATATTATATATGGTACTAAACAAGATTCTTACTTAGGTCTTAATTAGTAGTGGGTTAAAGTATGGTTATACAGTCTCTTTAATAAAGAATTATAATTTATATTATTCTTCTTTTGTTTTAATAAAAGAATAATATATAAATAAATTATATTTAATATGATAATAATAAATAAATAAAATCATATTGATTATAATAAACTAGTACTGTAAGCTGTAACCGTAATCCTTAACCCATAACTGTTTATTAAACTAATTATAATTAGTGTTCTGTACTAGTTATAATATAGGAGATCTTATGGACCAAGAGAGTGTAGAACTGATATTTGATAATTTTGTATATGTAGATAATGTATTGTATATGAAGACCCCTACACCTAACCAGGTGAGTAAACTGATAGGTGGTATTCACTACAATAAGGCCAGTGTCCATCAACGATATAGGAAAGGTAGTTATAGTATCTTGTTGGATAATCAGTATCTGCAACCTAAAGATATCGTATGGGTATTGGTATATGGTTCTATACCAGAGACATCTGTTGTTGAGTATATCAATGTAGCATTGGGTGATGTAATAAGTAACCTTAAGCTACGTGATAAGATGTACTCTGCCAATATACTCAGTGAAACCACTAATACTGGTCTTACTGGTATAGTATTACACAAAGATGGTTTGTATTATGCAGTACGAAATAATAATCGTATACTGGATAGCTCAAATTCTGATTGGCGTAATACTTTAAATTACCGCTTAGGTACAATGCTTAAAAGCTCTAAATGGTTCAGACCAATACAACCACTTGATAATACCCCAGAAGATGTATGGGAATATGTGTCTAAAGTTTGTGCTGGGTATCATATTGGCTCAATTGAGTCAGTAGTTGTAAATGAGAGTGCTAAGATTAATGAGCACTATAATCCTAAAGTTGCATTATTTTATTGATACGGAGTGACACCATGTTTGTACTCGACCCTGTCCAAGTTCGTAATAAGGTTTTCTTCTTCCAAGAACATAACAAAGATGAAGAAGGTAATCCTGTTCTAATCCCTTGTATCCTAGTTCGTACTGGATATGGTTGGGATTGTTTTGATGTAGATAGCCTCAAGACTGATGCTCATGGCAACAAACTTGTGACTATGGTGTCTCGTAAATCACAAAAAGAATTCTATTGGTACTTGAAGGATGTAATTTATATCCAGTTTCATGGTGCCATTCCTGAAGGTCAGGTTGTACGTCAGCTTGATCTTACCAAGTTTTCACCGCATAATTTTGTATTGCGTAAGCTAAATGTATCCAAGGATACTAATGTCGAGACACCTGCTTCTCCTCTCCCAGAAGAGTCTCTTGATGTTGCTGCATAATTAGTCATGAGGTGTGCCCACTCTAGTCTCCTTAACCGGGGATTAGAGTGGGATTTTTTCCTTATTTATTTTTTGCGAATGGTATAAATTATGCCAGAAATTAAAGATTTAGTAGCTACACCTAATTACCGTAAATCGGCTACACCGGGTGTACCACCTAGTACTGCTGCTCAGAAAAGATTAGAAGCACTGAGAGTTTGCCCTCTTGGTAGACTTGTAATGCAGATTGGTGAGATAGATTTAGAGATACAAGAGATTAAGCAGAGTGCAAAACCTAGTAGAATGGTCATAGCTACACTTATGGGGGTCAAGTTTAATATACTTAAGACGCTATTACCATATGCATATGCTACAGTACCAGCAGAAAATCCTCAACAGAAGGAATCTAAGGTTCCTATTGTTATTACTCTTGATGCTGAAGCTATTATGCATGAAGAAGAGGAGCTTCTTAATAATATTAATGATACCTTAGCTGAAGTTAGGCAATCATTTCCAGAGTATGCTGTTAATGCCTCTAATGATCCTAAGAAAATTGACTGGGATGCATTACGATGAAACTACATGCTACTCAATCTAAGGTATTCTATGATACATTCGTAAAGAAATCTCATAGGCATACCACAATAAGGGCATCTCGAGGTTGGGGTAAGAGTGTAATGGGTAGTGCTGCCTCTACTCATATTGTAGGTGAGCTTACAAAGCTTCCTGTATGGGTGCCTAATAAGAATATTGCTATAGTTACTCCAACCTACTCTCAGACAGTAGATATTTACTATCCGTTACTAGCTTATCAATTTGGGTTAGAATCTTATGCTATTAAATCTAGTAGGGATAAGGGGTATTTTAACTTCCCTAATGAGGTCACACTTAATCTAGTATCTGCTGAAGCTGTAGAAAGGCAACGTGGCTTTGGTAATTATTTTGTTCTAGTAGATGAAATCACATCTATGGCAATGAAAGAACAAAAGAAATTAGATATGATTGAGTCTATACTAATGCCAACTATAGACACTCGTTGGTCACCATTACGTGTATCACAAATAATGGCTGATATCAGGCGAGAAACAGGAGAAGATATAGATATCTTTCCTGGTAGGTTTATGGCTATTAGTACACCTAAGGGATATGATACATTTTATGACTTGTGTAATAAGGGCAAGTTAGATGATAAATGGAGGTCATACCACTTTGACTATACTAAGTCACCATATCTAGATATTGAAGAAATTGAAATAGCAAGTAGAACTACTGATCCAATTAGATTTGCCAGAGAGTATAAGGCAACTTTTGAGGATAGTGGTAATAATGTATTTTACTGTTTTAATCGAGACTTGAATGTAGTGCCTACAGGTACTATTAAAGTACATCCAGAAGAGCCCTTGCATATATCTATTGACTTTAACGTTAGAAAGCAATGCAGTGGTGTGTGGGTTATTCGTGGTCCTTATGCAATATGCGTTGGTTATATACAGGGTAGTGCTGATACACATCAGCTGGCTGCTACTATTTATGGTAGATATGTGACTGATGCTCGTCCACCTAATAAAATATATTGTTATCCTGACCCTACGGGTCGATCAGCTAAGACTAGTGCAGTAGTAGGTACCACAGATTTCACTATCTTGGAAGGATACCAATATAATGTATTAGCTAGGTCGTCCTCGCCAGGGATTGCTGATAGTGTCAATGCAACTAATGCAAGATTCCAAACTGCTGATAACCCTATTACTGGTGAAAAAGGTAGAAGATATGCATTTGTTGAAGCTGCTAATGTTCCTATGATTGAATCTTTAGCTAGAACCCAATGGGTAGATAATAATTCTGATACTGCGATGATCGATAAAAGTCAGGATATCGAACACTTCAGTGATGGTGTTAGATATTTCTTTGACTATCATTGGCCTATAAAGAAAGAGCGTATTGCTGTTCGAGGCTTTGGATTCTAATTATTGGAGCTTTTAATGTTTAAGAATATTACATTTGTACCTGATATTGACTTCGTGCTTAAGAAGGCATGGAGTATGCGTATTTTCTTTATTATTGCAATTCTTAGTGGTACTGTTACAGTAGCTGAAGTTGTATTAGCCAGCGGTGGTGAAACTATTGCTAATCTATTACCTCCTGGGTTGCATCCCTTATTAGTAGGTATTCTTAGTATTCTGGGTATGTACTTCCGTACTGTATTACAGCAAAAAACTACCGAAGTTGTTAATGGAGAAGAAGATGATAAACAAGTACCCAAAGACAACTAAAACTGTTATAACAGCTTCTGCTATTGCTGCATTAGCTGCTTTTGCTGCTACTGAGGAAGGTACACGTTATATACCTTATTTTGATCCACCAGGTATCCTTACTGTTTGTCAAGGTCATACTGGTCCCGAAATAATTAAAAATAAGAAATACACTAATGATGAATGTGCTAAATTCTTGGCTGAAGATGCTAAGGAAGCTTTGGAAATAGTAGCAAGTTGTGTACCTTATGAATTGCCACCTAGTGTATTTATTGCATTTAGTGATGCAGTATTTAATCTTGGTCCTAAAATTGCTTGTGATCCTAAGCAAAGTCATGCAGCAAAGTATCTCCAAGCAGGAGAGTTTAAGCTGGCTTGTGCTGAGCTACCTAAGTGGGATAAAGCGAGGGTTGCGGGGGTATTAGTACCATTACCTGGGTTAACTAAACGCCGTAACAGAGAATATAAATTCTGTATTACAGATTTAGTATAGGATACTATAATGACAAGAATACAGTGCTTCGTAATTATCATATTCTTTACTGTACTAGGATACTTATTAACAAAGCTATGGGATGCAATTCATTTAATTAGAGTTATGTAAACGGAGGTCTTATGTTTGGATTATCAAAAGTGCTTACTGCAATTGTTATTGCATTAGCAGTTGCTTTGCTGTCTTCTGTGGTCTATGCGTGGAGTTTAAAAGCTCAACTAAAAGCTACTAAGAAAGTATTAGCTAAGGAAACCGCTGCATTAAATCTATGCGAAGCAAAACATAAATTATTTGTAGAGGATGTTCAAGCTGCTGGTGATAAGGCCAAACGTGAGGCAGAAGAGCAAATTGCCAAAAATAATGCTGATACAAAGGAAGTAATTGATGGATATCAGAAAGCTAAAACTGTTATTGTTCGTGTGCCCGTTTATATTGATAAGCTGCGCAACACCAACACCAGTGGTGGAAGTTCCGGTGGCAGTGGTTTGTCCGCCCCGACAAAAGCCTCCGATGGAGCTTATGAGCCATCCCAAGACGCTCTACCTCCTACCGAAAGAATCATTGCCGACTGTAGAGAAGACACCTTAAAGTTAGTTTGGCTACAACATTTTGAAACACTGCAAGGAGCACCGCCATGATAGAGCCCGATATTAATATACTAACAAGAATAAAGGAAGCTTTTAACCATCTTGGTATCATGGGTGTATCTGCAATGCAAAATGATTTATTTGACAGTAAAAGTGTAGTAACAGGCTTGATCATAGGTATTATTAGTGCAGCAGGTACTTCTTTTGTATTAACCGATCGTACTGCAACTAAACTAGAAATCTCGCAAAAAACCGACGCTGAATTTAGGGCAGAAATAAAAAGTGATTTAAAGAAATATATGGAAACCCGAAACGATGAGATGCTCAAGCTTTATGATAGGCTTGCTAGGATAGAGACAATCTTGACCCCTAGAACTATGGAATCCATGAGTGGCATGAGTGGCATGAGTGGAATGGAACGTAGGCAAAATAGTAATAGGAACAATAATGAGCGATAAACTAGCAAAACAAGCATTTTCTCAAGGCATTGGTGGTTTGCCTATGAAGAAAGATTTTGTATTTGATAAGGAAGTGAAAGGCAATAAGGTAACTGAGCCTAGTTTACCATTTATAACCTTAAGCAATTATGAGTGTGTGCCGAGTAACTGGACTATTGAAACTACTGATGATGAAGATTTAATTCGTGTTATCTCGGGTATTCATGACTTAATACTTACAAGACAGCAATTTAGTAAATTACTAAGAGAAGGCGGTTATAGAAAAGGAGATTTCAGTGTTAAAGATACGGGTTGAGGATCCTTGTGATGCCTATGAAACCTTCTATAAATATTGGACTAAATGTAGTGCATTTGTAGCAGGACAAGATAAGGTAAAGGCTTTAGATGTTTTGCCATCAATTGGCAATATATTATTGCCATTTTCTCCTACAATGTCACCTGATCAATACAATTTTTATAAGAGTGAAGCCGAGTTACCTGGTATCACTAGCCAATTTGTGGCTGTAATTATTGGGGGACTACTAAGAAAACCTCCTGTTATTACCTATAAAAAAGATATTCCAGAAGAAGCTAAGGACTGGATTATAAATGATATTACCAATACTAGTGGTTCATTGATCTCATTCTTAAATGAATTACTTAAGGAAGAGATGCAAACTAGCCGTGCCTGGATTTATGTAGATTATCCTGGTATTGAAGAAAACGTCGCTAATAACATGTCCCAGTCAGAATGGGCAGCTGTTAAACCTTACGTTGTAGTTTGGCCCGCAAGTACGGTTATTAATTGGCAGGTTAGAAGTGTTAATGGAGCTAGTCAACTTAGTCGAGTAATTGTAAGAGGTTTTGTGGATGTGTATGAAACACAAGAATCTTTTCATCCAGTTAGTGTTGATACTATATGGGTTCATGAACTAATTGATGGCTTTTATCGAGTACGTACATTTACATTATCACCAGGAACTGCAGGTGGTACACCTGTTGTACCCGTGTTTACCTTGACCAAGATAGATGAGCCTAAAATGCATGGTGAGCGGATGACTATGATTCCTGCCTGGCCTGCTAATGGTAGTGTTGATTGTGTAATTCCCTATATCAATAACTTTGTTGATAAAGAGGCGGCTCTTTACAATGTAATGTCTAGGCGTAATCACCTGCTATATGGTGCTGCTACATACACGCCATGGATTGCTAGTGATATGCAGCCAACCGCTTTTCAAAAGATTGTTGATCAGGGTTTAGGTACCTGGATACTCCTAAATAAAGAAGACAAAATTGGTACATTAGCTCCTCCAGTAGAAGCACTTAAAGATTTAGATGCAGCTATTGCGAGTAAGCTAGAAGAATTAGCTAAACTGGGTATGCGCTTTCTTGCGCCTGAAGCAGAACAATCTGGCGTTGCTTTGACCATTCGCAATGCGACTCAAACAGCTACATTAGGGGTGGTTAATACTAAGGTATCAGAAGTACTGACTAATGTTCTCGTACATTTACTTAATCGGCGGTTTGATTTAGGACTCACTCCAACAGATATTACATTTAGTTTGTCGCCTGATTTTGACCCAGTTAGCATTGGTGTAGAGTTCTTGCGTATTGCTACTGAATGGTATCAAGCAAATCTGTTACCGCGTAGTGAATGGGTAAGGTTGCTTAAGGCTAATGAAATGCTTAGCCCAGAGTATGTTGATGATGAGGCTATTCAGGAAATTAATGCGGACGAACTAACTCAGCCTACCGCCTCTCAGCAAGAGGGTGGTATAAGCACCGCTGATAAGCTAAAACAAGAGTTAGAAAAATTAAAAGCAGCAAAATTAGGTGCATCATAATCCAAAAGCTGATATAACTAAAAGGCATATGCACTAGTCTATATCAGTTGTATTCTCTAGTACAGGAGCAACAGTGGTAGACAAAACAGCAGTTATTGCTTCTGGTGATAAGAAAATTCACCAAAGTGCTATGACCAGGTTATACGGTGAACGTATTAATTCTAAAACCCAAGCATTGATTGATGAACATGAAAAGAATGTTAGAAAAATTCTCCCAGGCAATTACACAAGATCTGCCCCTATCTCTCCTACCCTGGATTATGAAATTAAAGACTTTGAAAGCAAGGCTTATAGGGGTACAGCCAAAGACTTAATAGAATTTGGTGATCATGTGCAAGGTACTAGCTTAGATAATCTCGGTGTTGCATTTAAGGATTTTATAACGCCAGATAGACCTACTAGGATGATTGCATCTGAAATAGTTCTTAAAGATCCCCTATATAAACATTCTACATTAAAAGGAATGTGGGGTGGCCTTGTAAACAGTGAAAGAATGCGTATTGAAGCTGCTATTAGGGTAGGTCTTGATGCTGGTGATACAGAAGAGCAGATTATTAGGCGTGTTAGTAAAACCTTTGGTTTAACACGTGTGCATTCTGAATCATTAGTTATTACAGGTATTACTAGCGTATACGCTCAGGTAGACCATGCAGTATATACCGCTAATGCTAAATATCTAAGAGGCTACCAATACGCAGCTATCCTGGATACCAGGACTACCCCTGAATGCCGTAGGTTAGATGGTAAAGTATTTCCGATAAGTGACCGGGGGCATCTACCTCCACAGCATTACCATTGTAGATCAACAACAATACCTGTACCAAAGAAATGGGATGATCTTGCTGGATTAGATACTGTTAAGCAGACTAGAGCTAGAAATATAACAGGTATGTCTGAAGAGCAAATTGCTAATTATGATAGGCAAGCTTCCAAATGGTTTACTGGTAATCCTTATCCTAATATCTCTTATCATGACTGGCTTAGTGCTCAGGATAATAGGACACAGCTTATACATCTAGGTGATTTAACTCGTCTTAAGATGTTTCAAAACAATTTAATTACAGCAGATAAGTTTATTACGCCTAAAGGTACCTCTGTAGGATTACGAGAGTTACGTGCTCTTTCTGGTGAAGCTGGAACTGCTGGTGAGTATAATGGCACCGTTGAAGCGGTATCTAAGACATTTGTAAATGCTAAGGATCGTCTTGACACTATTAATTTGGGTTATACATCACCTAATGAGTTATTAAATGACAAGGAGTCTGTTAATAAGCTGTTAGAATATTATAAGCTTCAGTCTGGTGAATTGAATGGCACACTTAGTTTAACCAACTATAGAGGTATTCTCCCTCACGTTAAAACTGGCACTAAGCGTAGGGTATTAAC